GTGGTGTAACACACGCTACAATCACATGTACAGCTATTAGTTCAACTAAATGGAGTGTTTCAGTTATCACAGGTGGTACTGGAAACTTAGCTACACCTTTTAGTGCAGCAGTTAGTTAATAGGAGAAAAATATGAGCAGTAATGGAGAAATATGGGCAGTAACCCCTTCCACAAGTGCTACATACTATAGAGCTGCAGCATCTATATCAGGTGCTGGGGCTCTAACTCTACTCACCAATGACGCAGGCCCTAACGGGGTTGGTTATAAAGTTAGATTTACTTCAGCAGGAGACGACAGTGGAGATACCTTTACTATCGTTGGCATTACTGTGGCTGACGCACTAACAGGAAACTTAACCACAGAGGTCGTTACAGGTGCTGACACTGGGACAGCTGATTCTACTAATTTTTTTACTAAGATTACAAGTATTACAGCATCAGGTGCATCAGCAGGAAATGTAAGCATAGGAACCACTGGGTCAATAGCTTTACCTAGAACTCGACTAAAAGGGTTTTATTATCTAGCTAGTGGTAGTGGAGGTAGTATTAAATTAAATCTAAATAGTACTTCAGGTACAGAATTGTTAAATATAGCAACGCCAGCTAGTGCAACAGGAACACAAGATATGTTTCTTCCTGGCATGGGTATATTGACAACTTCGACTGGTAGTAGTATTAGAGATTTTGCTATAGTTACTATAACTAATGTAACTAACACAGTGTTATTTTGTGGATAGCTAAATATGGCTACTAGAAAAAAAGGGATGGGAATAAAGACTTCGGTTAAGTCTGGTAATTTTAGAAAGACTAAAGCTGGAGCGGGGATGACTAAGAAAGGTGTAGCAGCCTATCGAAGAGCCAACCCTGGTAGTAAATTACAAACAGCAGTAACTGGAAAAGTTAAAAAAGGTTCTAAAGCTGCTAAGAGACGTAAATCATTTTGTGCACGTAGTGCAGGTCAAATGAAGAAGTTTCCAAAGGCAGCTAAGAATCCTAACTCAAGGTTACGTCAAGCTCGTAAGAGATGGAAATGTTAAAATGGAAGATAAGGTGCAACAAACTATAGCAGTACATTCGGCAGAGATAGACCATATGAAAAAGGATATAGACCATATCATTGTCAAAGTCGATAAAATGGATAAGTCTGTTGATGACATCAAAGAAACTCTTGCAGAAATTAGAGGTGGTAAAGCCGTTGCAATATGGTTCTTTGGTATATTTGGAGTGATTTTAGGGTCACTTGTAACTTGGTGGATAGGTAAATAAAGGAGATTAGAAATGGAACATGGTAAGAAAAAGAAAATGATGTATGGTGGTATGGCTAAGAAAAAGATGTACGGTGGCGGTATGACCAAAAAGAAAAAGATGGCACAAGGTGGCACAACAGCAAGACAAGACCAACTTAATGAACGTGGTATGTTTGGAGACCCTGAAGCGTATGTGGCACTTAACCCTACGCAACAAAAAATGCGAAAAGAAGTAGATAACTTGATAGGTGATTTAATGATACAAGACGGTAAGCCGAGTAATCCTAAACATAGTGCTGCTGACGTAAAACGTATTAAAAAAGAAATTAAAGATAAACTAGCTGGTCTTGATGCAGGATTTAAGAGTTATGCGAGAGATAGACTTAAATTTAGACAAAGCACAACAGGTGGCAAGAAATCTGAAAACTTTAAAGATGTAGACGCAGACAAACTAAAAGCTGGTGGTATGACTAAAAAGAAAATGGGAATGCCAACACCAGCGGGTAAAATGAAGCCATCAAAACCAGGTAGTGGTACAGGTAAAATGAAACCTGTAGATAAAAAGAAAAATCCAGGTCTAGCTAAATTACCAACAGAAGTTCGTAATAGAATGGGCTTTATGAAGAAAGGTGGTGATGTTAAAAAAGCTGGTCAAAAAGCTGGAGCACTAGGTGCTGCTATTGCGAAAGTCAAAAAGAAACAAGGTATGAAAAAAGGCGGTATGGCTAAAAAGAAAATGATGGGTGGCGGTATGGCTATGAAATATAAACACGGAGGCAAGACTGGTAAATGTCCTCGTGATGGTATTGCTATGCGTGGTAAAACAAGAGCGGGGCGTTAATTATGATGAAATCTAGAGGTATGAGTAGGATAATGAGACCCATAGCTTTAAGAGATGGTGGTCGAACTAAAAAGCCTAAAGTAAGAGATTTACTTCAAAGAGGAAAACCTAAACCACCACAAAAACCTAAGCTTCCAAAGATGGGTGATAAACCTAAATACACTCCTGCTATGAAAAAAGGTGGGCAAGCTAAAAAGACAGTCGGTAAAGTTGTGAAAGCATTAAAAAAAGCTTCTAAATCTCATGCAGGCCAAGCAAAAACTTTATCTGCTCTAAAACTTAAAAAAGGTGGTAGCACTAAAGATGCGTGTTATCATAAAGTTAAGGCTAGATATAGAGTTTTTCCTAGTGCTTATGCTTCAGGTGCCATAGCTAAATGCCGTAAAGTTGGTGCTGCTAACTACGGTAAAGGTGGGAAGAAAAAGTAGTGGCTGTCCGTAAGACTAAAAAAGGTCTTGCTTTAAAAAGATGGTTTAAGGAAGACTGGAAGGATGTAAGAACAGGCAAAGCCTGTGGTCGTCAAAAAGGTGAGAAACGTGGTACACCTTATTGCAGACCTAGTAAACGAGTGTCAAGTAAAACTCCTAAAACATCAGGAGAAATGACAGCGGCTCAAAAGAAGAAGCGTATTGCTCAAAAGAAAAGACTTGGGCAACCAGCTGGAAAACCACGTAGAGTACAGGCAGTTAGAAGGAAGAGGAAGAAAACATAATGGCATCATTAAAAAGTAGAGAAAAAGAAAATAAAAAGAAAGCTTTAAAAAAATTTGAAGAAATAGACCCAACTACTGGGAGAATGAGAGGGTATGATATGCAACGAGATGCATTTGGTCCTGGTTCATTAGTAGAATCAGAAACAAAACTTCCTAAATTTTTTAAGTTTATTCCAGATGCTTTTCAAGTAGAGAAATTTTTACAAGAAAAAGTTAAACCAAAAATTAAAAAGAAAATTAAAAAGAAAGCAGGTGGTAGAGTTAAAAAAGTCAAAGCCCATCGTGGTGATGGTATAGCTAAACGTGGTAGAACAAGAGGAAGAATAGTATAATGGCAACATCAGGAACAACAACGTTTGATTTAGATTTAAACAATATTGTAGAAGAAGCATTTGAAAGATGTGGTGCAGAATTACGTACAGGATATGACCTACGCACAGCTCGTAGAAGTTTAAATTTACTTACTGCAGAATGGTCTAACCGTGGTGTTAATCTTTGGACTATTGAAGAGGCTAATGTATCTTTAACTGAAGGTACTATAACTTATAATCTTCCAGCTGATACTATTGATTTACTTGAACAAGTAATTAGAACAGGCACAGGCACAAATCAACAAGACCTTACTATTAACAGAATATCAGCAAGCACTTATGCAAGTATACCTAGTAAAAATCTTACAGGTAGACCTAATCAAGTATGGATAAATAGACAAGCAGCACAACCGAATATAAATGTATGGCCTACTCCAGAGGATGATAGTTATACATTTGTGTATTGGGCACTTAAAAGAATTGATGATGCAGGTAATGGTGTGAACACACAAGATATACCGTTTAGATTTTTACCATGTTTGATAGCAGGACTTGCTTATTATTTAAGTTTAAAAATACCTCAAGCAGGTGATAGGATTCAGTTTTTAAAAGGAGAGTATGAAGAACAGTGGGCATTAGCCTCTACTGAAGATAGAGAAAAAGCTGACCTTAGAATAGTTCCACGTAGACAACACATATAGGAGAGAATATGAAGAAAAAAGCTTTTAAAGCTCATATGATGTATGACAAAAAGACAGGTAAGGGCGTAAAAGCTCCTACTATGGCTAAACATTTAGCTTTGAAGAAGAAAGGCTATGTGCATACTAAACCTAGGAAGAAAAAATGAGTAAGTACGCTTCAGCAAAATATACTATTGCCGAGTGCGACAGATGTGGCTTTCGTTATAAGTTAAACGAACTAAAAGACTTATTTATAAGAACCACAGAAACCAATATAAAAGTTTGTAAAGAGTGTTGGGAACCAGACCATCCACAGAACATGCAAGGTATGTACCCTGTAGATGACCCACAAGCAGTAAAAGACCCAAGACCTGATAGAAACCTAGAAGAACAAAGGAATTATCAATATGGGTTTGACCCAGTAGGATTAAATAATCCTTTAAATTTAGAGGGATTAGTAGATAATTTAGAAAGTAATGGCCAAATAGGGTCAGTAACTATTACAACAACTTAGGAGTAAATGATGAATAAAGATAGAAAAGGAGCTAAGGTGACTTACAAGCAACCTGAAAATGTTGCTACACCTAATACAGGTGGTTATCCTGAGAAGGATGTAAAGACTGAAGGTGTGGTTACTCGTGGTAATGGAGCAGCTACAAAAGGAACTAAAGCTAGAGGACCAATGGCATAATGACATATACCGAGTTAGTAGCAGCAATCAAATCATACACAGAGAATGATTATACAACCACAGATGTTAATACGTTTATTAAGAATGCTGAACAACGTATATTTAATACTGTGCAGTTACCTGACTTACGTAAGAATGTAACAGGCACAATGACATCAGGTAACAAATATTTTTCCCTACCTAGTGATTGGTTAGCTACTTTTAGTATTGCTGTTATAAATACTGACAACGAGTACACTTATCTTTTAAACAAAGATGTTAATTTTATTAGGGAAGCTTTTCCTGATACTGATTCGGGATTCTTTGGGAAACCTGAATATTATGGTATATTTGATGATGAAACAATGATTTTAGGACCAACACCTAATGCTAATTACAGTTCTGAGTTACACTATTACTATTATCCACAAAGTATTGTTACTGCTGGTAATACTTGGTTGGGCGACAATTTCGATACTGCATTGTTCTATGGTGCATTATTGGAAGCAGCTGCGTTTATGAAAGAAGAACCAGATGTGGTCACACAGTACACAGCAAGGTATAATGAAGTTATGCAGTTATTACAAAATTTAAGTGATGGTAAGAATAGACGTGATTCTTACAGAAGCGGAC